ATTACATTCATTCTATGAACAACAAGAAGATGGATACAAACTGAATGTGAAGAATGCAGTGCCAAGTGCCAAACTAGATGAATTTAGAACCAACAACAGAAAATTAAATGCTGAACTTGAAGAAATGAGAAAGCAGATGAGTTATGTTGATATGGACGAATACAATAGATTGAAAGATCAATACTCAAAAGAGAAAGCCAAAGGTTCAATACCTGAGACAGATGTTGAACAGACACTTTCAAAGAGAACTGCAGAGATGAAAGCAGAGTATGAGAAGAAATTGGCTGAACTGAATGACAACTATTCACAAGCCAGTCAGAAACTTTCTACAGTGTTGATTGACAACCAAGTGCAATCAAGTGCGGCCAAACACAATGTGAAACAGACGGCATTTGAAGATGTGTTGTTGAGAGCAAAGAACACTTTTGGTCTCGAAGATGGTGTTGCCATCGCCAAAGATTCAAAAGGTGAAACAATATACAACGCAGAAGGCGAACCATTGACGATTGATCAATGGATCAACAAATTGCAAAAAACAGCAGGACATCTTTTTGAAGAATCAACTGGTGCTGGTGCAAAAGGTCAGACTAGACCAGTGCAACAACAGACACAGATGAGTTCTTTAGACAAGATACAGGCTGGTTTAAGAGCAAACAATAAATAAGATTATAATTACCGTAGTGATTATACCTGGACGATCTGGGAAAAGGACATAGGCAATAATGCCTATGTATTAACAATTCAACCATAAGGAGATAAAAAATGGCTGATATTACAACTTCAACCCTATTGGGTTTGACACAGGCTGTAAAACACTTCAACAATCCAATTGCTGATGGTGTTGCGGACACTGTGATAACAGTTGCTCCGTTCTACGAATTGGTACCTTTCATTCCAGTGAGAGGTTCTTCATTAATCGTGAACCAAGATGCAACAACAGGTATGGTAGGTTTCTCTGCAGAAGGTAATGACCTTACTACAGATACTGCTGTATCAAAACCAATGTCAACAACTCAAAGAACTTTCGCTATGAAGGCTCTTTTAGGTCAAGCGAACGTGGACAGATTTTCTGCTTCTACTTCAGCGGCCGGTGGTGTTGACCAAATGGCTCTACAAGTAGCGTCTAAATCAAGAAACATCGCAAGAAAAGCCTACGAGCAAGTAGCAAAAGGCTCAACTGCTGGTGATACTGCTGGTTTTGACGGTTTACCTGAATTAAGACAACAGTCTGCAAACTCAGGTACTGCTTATGACCTATCAACTGTGGCTAACACATTCAGTGCCTTTGATGCGGCAATGAATCTTGTTACTTCAAAAGATGGTCAAGTAGACTTCATTATGTGTTCATCAAATGTGATTGACAAATTCAAAGCGGCTGTGAGAGCAACTGGTTCTGGATTTGATTACTTCACATCACCAATCCTAAACAGAAATATCCTTGCATACGAAGGTGTTCCTGTGTTAAGAAACGACTACCTAAAAGGCTTTGACGAGCAAGGTGGCGTTGCTAATACACAAGAGGCAATCTACGCAGGCTGTATGGAAAGTGGCGGAAATGATGGTTTATCAATGATCTACCCTGAAGGTACTCCAGCGGGTATCGACGTTAGAGCATTAGGTGAGTCAGAAATCTTTAATGCCGACATTACTCGTGTAGCAATGTACACAGGATTAGCATTACACAACGACAAAGGTCTTGCCGTTGCATATGCGACTGTATAATACATAACACTGAACAAGGCCCTTTATGGGCCTTGTTTTCTCTTTAACGCATAGGACATATAAATACAATTACAATGAGTTTAACATTAATCACAACACCAGGTGCGACAAATTCAAATTCATATGCCACAGTGGCAGAAGCAAATACCTATCACGATTCAGTCAGAGAACAGGCAGACCTAGTTTGGTCAGCATTACACGAAGGCAAGAAAGAAAGATTGCTAGTGATGGCGACTAGATTGATAGATGAACATTTTGTTTTCCTAGGACACGAAAAAAATTCAGATCAGGCATTACATTGGCCAAGAACGGGTGTTCTCAAAGATGGAAAATATGCATCAGGTCTAGTAGACACAATTGACAATGACACGATACCACAATTTGTAAAAGATGCCACAGCAGAATTTGCCAGATTACTTTCAGCAGAAGACACAACCGCTGATGATGACACGGCAGGCTTCAAACAGATTATGGTACAAGGTATATCATTGACTATGGATCAGAGTTCAAGAATATCCAAAGGTGTTATCAGATCAAGTGTGTATTCAATTTTAAGAAAATATGGTGACTACATTGCACCATTAAACGCAGGCTCTGGAGGCATTGGTCAAAATAGAACAGTGAGGTCTTAACAATGGGATTAAGAGCCACTATCCAGAACGCGGCGAACTCAGCCTTTAGTGCATTGGGTGACATACCTATTTCAATTTCATATGTTCAAGTTTCAGCAGGTGGTTATAACACGACCACAGGAACAACTACAGAAACAACTATCACAAGCACACTGACAGGTCTAGTCACAAAGTTTGAAGAAGAACGAATCACGGCAGGCCAAGCACAAATCACAGACAGACAGATTCTAATCCCAGGCAAAGATCTAGACTTTGCACCAAAACCACAAGACAGGATCACATTTGATTCATTGACTTATGAAGTCTACAAAGTGGAAAAAGATCCAGTCACAGCATTATACAAGATAGCCATCAGAGAAAGATAACAATGGCCAGACCGAATGTTTATAACAGGGTGTCGGACAAGGTTGAAACTAATGGCATACAGAGACAGTTAGTCAGTTCCAAAAAGATGTGGGGTCTACAACACAAGGGTGAATGGATAGTCGAAGTGAGATTACCAAGTTGGATAGGTGGTATTTACAAATACACCAAATGTTTCTATCCAACAATCAAGGCCGCACAGGCACAACAAAATAAGTACATAAAACGATTTGGATTACAATGTGAAGTGGTCCAATTAAAACAAGGAGGGTCAGAAGATGGCGAGAATGAGTAAAAAGAAAAAACGTGGTGGAAAAAGAGGCGGTAAGAAAAGAAGAGGTTAATTGGACTGAATATTTTGCTTCAATTGTCGCAGTGTGTCCTTGGTCAAAGGCATATTGGTCAAAACAAAAGATAGATGTAGCAAGATGGCAAGGAACAACTAACGTCAAACCATTGGGTGAATATGTTGCTAGGATGTGGATCCACAAGAATGCAAGTGGTAGACAATTATGCAACCTACATCACACAATGAACGAACAGAGGCAAGATGAAGAATGGTTGTATTCTCACAGATGCTATGGAGGACATTCAACTCCGGTGCCAGTGTTGATACAACAGGATCTCAAATTGCTCACAAAGATTAGAAAAGGTTTAAATGGCTAAAGTCAAAGAACAAGTGATACACGAATACACCAAGAAGAAGACCAGCATTGGTGGTGGTAAACACTCAAAGGCTATGATGAACAAGTCAAAGAGAAGAAGTTATAAGAAATACAAAGGACAGGGCAGATGATCAAGTGGATGATAATGATAGCATTGTTTTGGTTATTGATATATTGGTTCGCTGTCAGCCTAGGATTATAAGATGTGGTTAGATAGACAGATATTGAAATTTTGTGGTTTGTTAGACCGTTTGTGTGAAGGCATAGAACGATTGGTTATACCACAACCAAAGAAACGGAAAGGCAAGAAAAATGGCAAAATATCAAAGTAGAACAGTAGCATTGAACAAACCATTCAGATTGGGCTCAGGTGAGAGCAAGAAGTTTGGTGTTTATGTACGGAACAAAAGCACAGGAAATGTAAATAAAGTTACATTTGGACAACGCGGTGCCAAGATAAAAAGAGACAATCCAGCCAGAAGAAAGAGTTTTATGGCCAGGATGGGTGCAGTGTTAGATGATGTGAAAGGACAAAAGACTTTGAGCCCGGCATATTGGGCAGTAAAAAGTTGGAGAAAAGGATTTAAGATATAATGGCTTTGACTATACCACAGGCACTGAAAAGAATTGATAAACTTATGAATCAAGTTCAACGTGGATTCGTGGACGAAGGTGCAAAATTAGCCAGATCAAAAACACCTGTAGACACAGGAAAATTAAAAAGCAGTTGGACGACAAATCCATCTAATTTTGGAACAAAGTCATCTATAGATAACAATGTTGGTTATGGAGGATTTGTAGAGAATGGAACTTCAAAAAACAGACCAGCCAAGATGGCCGCACAGGCAGTTCAATCTATGCGATCAGGAGCCAACAGCATAGTTAGAAAGGCCACAAGATAATGACATACCAAGCAGAAAGATCCAGCATAGAAAAGAGACTGTTAGATAACCTATCAGATGTATATGTACAATTTGACAATGTGTTAGGTTTGGTAGACAGTGCAGGCACGTCAGTGGACAATGAACAGAATTTGTCAGAATGGGTGAGATTAACCATACTGACCAATGACAGCCAACAAGCAGAACTAGGAACAAAATTTACAAGACAAGAAGGAATCATAAGTGTCCAAGTATTTGTTAAAACAGGTACTGGCACACAACGAGCCCGTGTTTTAGCAGAATCAATAAGAACTATATTCCATATAGTGCAATTTGACGACATTACAACAAGAGCAGGATCTATGACTGTGATTGGTGAACAAACAGGAACCGGAGATACAGACAACTTTTATCAACTGAATATTGATATTCCGTATCATAGACATCAATCATAAATATATTAGGAGAAACAATTATGACAATACAAAGTGCAAGTTTAACAGAAATTTTAATTAGCGGTGAAAGTGCTTTAGGCACAGCATCAGGCAATGTTGCCACTTTAAGAGTGACATCAGAATCATTGGTTCCAGCAATATCAACTATTGCTTCAGACGAAATTGATTCAACAAGAAATGTATCAGATCTAAACAAAGTATCTTCACAGGCTGAAGGTGAGATTGAATTTGAATTCAAAGATGATCACCCAACTGATGTCATATTACAAGGTTTATTTGGTGCGGCACAAGGTAATGTCGCAGTAGGTCTTGTTGATAACGCAGATACTTTCAACGGCACGACACAGTCAAGTTTCACTATTGAAAAGAAAACAAGTGATGGAGCATCAACAAATTTATTCCAAAAATTTGGTGGTATGGTTCCAAGCACACTAGAACTTACAGCAGAGTCAGGTTCATTCGTGACAGGTACTGTTGGCTTTATGGGTTCTAAAGTGAATGCAATGACGACATCAGCGAGTTTGACAGCAACTGATGACGCAACAGAGACAACACCATACACAACAGTTGACTCAGACACAACAGTCAAATTTGACGCAAGTGCAAATTCAGTGACATACGCAGACTATGGTAATTTACCAGGTTCGGCGAAAGCCACGGCATTCTCATTGTCAATTGACAATGGT